GCCCATTGTGAAGGGCTGTTTCCTAGCACCATGACGGAAACAAGTGGTTCAGTGCTATAAAATTGAACTTGTAGGGAGCAGTTGGGAAGACTCACATATTTCTCTTCGGCGTCCCCAGGGCGGTGTTCTCACCGTCCGACCCGCGGGTCTGTCCATTAAGACAGCGGGTGGTTTTCAGGACCGCGTCTGGGCTGCATTGCCCTGGGGCGGGTCTTGTAATAATCTGTAGATAGTGGTAACTAGCAATTGGAACATAGTCACTGAGAGTGTTTAGTTTGGCGGTGTGGGAGGTGGTAATCTCAAGAACCGGCGTCTCCAGTAATGGAACGAAGAATAAAACGACACGATGCATCAAAACAAGGGCTCGAACAAACCTATGAGCGTCCAAAGCTTCCCGGCTTAGGATAAACCTTGTGACAGTGAGGATGGCAGCCCCGTCCTCATGAGTGGACCTAAAGCATAGAACCATGAAGAGCAGATGAAAAACAGGACCTGCCAATGCAGCCCCTCCGCCAGCCATTATGAAGAATGGCATGGCTGGCGGAGTTCAGATTGAGAAGGAGATCATATTCAACCCATCGTATTCTTCGGACGTACGACTGAGCGAAATGTGTGATTGTCCTTGGAGATGGTTCTATCTCGCATGAAAGACAAAAAGACCAAGACAACCGAGGTCGCCACTGGCAGTAGGGGGAAATAAGCAGCACAACTATAGGATCAAGCTGCTGATCGAGGGAAGTTTACAAAGATAATGGATAACAAAGTTAAACGTAAGCTAAGAACGAAAGATCCCGGTCCTCGCATGACCGATTTGCACGCAGGAAGCTCTACTGTCGTGCTTCGCACTAAAGAGCAAATTGAGAACGTGTCTCGTGCAACAGACATGATCTCGGCCTGGGAGGCCCAGTTGGGAATAGGTGTTGTGACCACATCAGACATTAATTCCGACAGGGCTTTGGCCACACCATTTCAGCGTGAAGCAGCAATCAATCAGATGCTTCGTGAGGACCAGAACAATGCGCAGACCGTTGCGCGTCGTGTCAAGAGTGGTCCACTCCCCGAAGAACGGGGGCGCTCGCAGGGACCCGGCTCCGACGGGTCCCAAGCGTGTAGGTGGTGTCAGAAACCCGGACACTTCATCCGGGACTGTCCCACGGTTCCGCCCTGCGCCAAGTGTGGCAATAAGGGCCATTCGGAGAGGACCTGCAGAGGGGAAGTTGAGAAGCCGCGTCGCGCTAAAGAGAAAAGGTCTCGAGACGTTGTCTACTCCACTGAACCCGGCCCTGAACGAGCAGAACCTGCACCAAAGGTTGCGCTCGAGGGGACAATTACCGTCTCGGAACGAGTTGCGAACGAGATTTCACAGAGTGTTAAGCCCAAAGAGGAACCTGCCAAGCCCTACGATGATCACCCAGACATTGTATGCTCGCTATCCGCAATTTCCAAGCATCACACTTACCTGTGGCCTGATCATCCAAAGGCGCCGGTTGTGAAGTCCTTTTCCTTTTCTCGGGAGACTGCGGGAAAATTTGCGTCCGGCGTGGGGGTGTCTTCCTTTTCTGTTTTGAACGTCCTGTTCGGAATGGTTTTCAAGAAGTCGCTCCCACGGCCTTTTAGTTGGCTCTTTCCTGGAGCAGACTTTATGGCCGGCGCTGCGATTGCTGCTGCCTGCTTGGCTTGGGTTTTGCGACCTAAGCCGGGTGGGGTTAAAGCGATTTCCTCAGTATCCTGGAATCCTTCCCGGGCCTATAATGTTCCCATCGTCCCACCTCTCGCACCTGAGAGTGATCTCCGCACCGACACAGAAAAACTTTCAAAGATGAAACATCAGCATGCCCAATGCGCTGATGTGACCCAGGAGTTTATCCTAGTTGATGAGGAGACCTTGGCTGACCCAAAGCCAGTGGTCGTTCAGGGCCCGTCCCTTTGCCTGCCCTGGGGGTGGCAGCTCACGGCGACAAGAGAAAAATACGTTTTCCACAATGGTATGCACAAGTCGGAGTCTTTGTTCGACTGGGCGTTGGCCGGATGGAAGAAAGGGTTTCTCAGGTCGGCACGTGCGAAAAACACCCCCGTGACGTTTCCCGTTTCTTTGGAAATGTCTACCCAATTGTTGGCCCCAAATATCCAGGAGCTGTCCACCAGTATCGATGAGGTGTTCACCCGGATGACCTATGCCGTTAAATCGGCTGGGGCAGTCAACAACAATCGGTACATGGAGCTCAACTCCCAAAGCCCTGTCGTGGACGCTGTTCTCTTAGCGCTCCACGTCAGGCAGGATAGGACGCGTCGGTACAGCGCGTTCAGTCCTTGTAAAGTGGATTTCTAGAACCGTCGAGTCGGTCCGAAGTTCGGCGTGTGGCGTACGGGTACCGTAGTGGAGAAATAGCCGCTCTCCAAAACGGGTTACCTGCACCAACCTCCGACGTCACTATCAAACAAACCAGCGAATCAGTCAAGAGTTTCAGACCGGTTGCGCAAGTTAGTTTTGGTTGTGACGTCGAAGGGTATTGTCTCCCACATGTCGATCCGTCAGATGACCGTACAATCCTTGACGGGATTAAGAAGAGGTTCACTTGCAAAATGACCAAAGTAGAGGAGGGGATCGAGAGCCCGCTGGAAATGGAACCAGGGCTCCGCGTTCAATTCAGAAAGTTCGTCCGGGACTTTGTGGAGAAGAACTTCAAGCCCCTGTCCGCCTCCTCAGACACTTCCGTTAAGGCGTGGCTTGCCACCACGTCTTATCCACAGTACCGCAAACAAGAGCTTTTGGACTTGTCCAGATTAGTCACAGACCCCCATGACCGCCGTTACAAAAAGGTGAAGTCGTTCATAAAAGATGAGGTTTACCTGGATTATAAGCATGCTCGCACTATCAACAGTAGGACAGACACCTTTAAGACTTTGGTGGGTCCGATATTCAAACTCATTGAAAAAGAGGTTTTCAAACTGCCCAACTTCATCAAGAAGATTCCCGTCCTAGATCGGCCCAAGTACATCATGGAACGGCTCTTCAGGGTTGGGGCTAAGTTCGTTGCCACTGATTTCACCAGTTTTGAAGCCCATTTCCGCCACCTTATGGGGGACTGCGAGCTTCAACTATATGAGTATATGGTGTCGGAATTACCAGAACGTCAGCAGTTTTTACGTTTGTTGAGACATTCCATGTTCGCAGAGAATGATTGCACCTCGAAATACTTCAACGTCAAAGTTTGGCGTCGCAGGATGTCGGGGGAGATGAACACTTCTCTGGGGAACGGTTTCACGAACCTGATGCTGATAAAGTTCCTCTTTAGTCTTGTCGGTGAAGATGTAGACCCATTAGTCGAAGGCGACGATGGGTTGACTGCCTATGTTGGAAAATGCCCCGACCAAACCTTGATCAGAAGGTGCGGTCTGAATCTGAAACTCGACGTTGTCGACCACGTTAATGAAGCAAGCTTCTGCGGTCAAGTGTTTGACACAGAAGACCTTCTGGTCGTTACCGATCCGATCGCTGAGCTTTGTGCTTTCGGATGGACATCGTCGAGGTATAAGAGGTCCAAGTCGAAACGTCTTAAAGAACTGCTTCGCTCTAAATCGCTGAGCCTGCTCTATCAATACAGAGGTTGCCCCATCCTCAGTGAACTCGGTCAATACGGATTGCGAGTCACTGAGGGTGTCCGGGCGCGTGCCAAAGTCATGAATGAGTACGAGCGAGAAGAGTTCAATATGATGAACATGTCCAAAATCCCCATTATCGACCCTCCCGTCCGAACCCGACGGTTGGTTGAGAGGCTGTACAAGGTCTCTCTTAAGCAGCAAACTCAGATCGAAGAGTATTTGCGTGGGAAGAATGACCTCAGTCCATTGAGGCCACCAGGGTATGAGCAGTTTGGATTGAAGGTCTGGTCCCATTATGCTGCTCATTATGTCAACAAAGTCAACCTTGCACATGAGATTGATTGGCTTGTTGGAACAAGTGTATCAGGGGCGGCCGCCGCACCAGTAGGCGCC